CGCCGTCTACGGAGCCGACGGTGTACGACGCGGAATTCGTTGAAGAACCGGGAGAGGAAGAAGTAGAGGGGGTTTAGTGCTGACTCTTTCTCCATCCGACCTCGGCCTGCCGCCGAAGTTCAGCTCCTGGCGGCAATACCAGGACCATGCCATAGAGACGGCTTGGGATTCCGAGGTTCGGTTTGTGGGTATGAATCAGCCAACCGGCAGTGGCAAGAGCTTGGCATATATGGCTCTGGCCTCTCTGCTCGGCCGGACCTGCGTGCTGACCTCGACCAAAGCCCTACAAGACCAGCTCCTCGCCGACTTCTCGCCGATCGGTCTGGCGGACATCCGTGGCCGGGCCAACTACCCCTGCCATCTGAAACGTGGAATGACCTGCGACGAAGGCGCCGACGCCTACTGCCATCACCGATTCACCCAGCAGGCCTACCCGCCTTGTCCTTACGCGGTGGCATTGGAGAAGGCCCGGAACGCGCCGCTGGTGGTGACGAACTACGCCTACTGGATCTTACAGAACGAACACGGCGGCGGACTCGGGTCCTTCAAACTGCTGGTATTGGACGAGGCCCACGCGGCGATGGACGAGGTTTGCGGCGCACTGTCGATGGAGCTGACCTCCTACGAGCTCTACCGTATGCTCCAGGCCCGAGTGCCGGAACCGGAGGATATGGTCGAAGCTTGGCGGGAGTTGGCCCAACGCCGATTGCCGTTTGCTCAGCGGACTTTGGACGAACAAGGCAGCCTGATCCGGTCAGGCTACGGCGATGACCAGGACCTCAAGGAGTTCCGCAGTTGGAAGAAGCTGGTCACCAAGCTCCTGCGGCTCGCGGGGATCTCCGACACCGGAAACTGGATCGTCGAGGCCGTCCCCCACGGCCACCGTATAACCCCCATCTGGCCCGCTCCGTTCACCCGCTCGCGTCTGTTTCTTGATGTGCCGCGGGTGGTGATGGTTTCAGCCACACTAACGCGGAAGACGCTCGAATTATTGGGTGTGCCGCAGGACGAATCGGCTTTCACGACTTATCCGTCGGTCTTCCCGGCTCGACACTATCCCCTGATCCACATTCCAACCGTGCGGGTGGATCACCGTTGGACGCCGGGGGACCGGCGCAAATGGATGGAGAGGATAGACGAGATCCTGGGCGCCCGCCTGGACCGCAAAGGCATAATCCACAGCGTCAGCTACGCACGGGCGCAGGAGATCGAGGAGGACAGCGGGTATTCCGCCGTCATGCTGCTGCACGACTCGAAAGGTGCGGCGGAGACCGTCGCGGGATTCAAGACGGCGGGTCCGCCGAGCGTGCTGGTTTCGCCGTCGGTAGGGACGGGGCACGACTTTCCGTATTCGGCCTGCGAGTTCCAGATCATCTCGAAAGTTCCGTGGCCCGACTGCCGGACCCCGTTGATGGCGGCCAGAGTACGGGCCGATCCGGCCTACCGTCAGCACGTTATGTGCCAGGGCCTCGTGCAGAGTTGTGGCCGGGGGATGAGGGCGGTGGACGACCGTTGCGAGAATTTCATCGTGGACGACCACATACGCGGGGTGCTGGCGACTTGCCGATCTGAGCTGCCGCAGTGGTTCCGGCGGCTGTACCGAATGGAGGAGGAGATCCCCAAGGCGCCGCCAAGAATGTTCAACGGAGGAATGCCATGAGACTGATCGACAAGAAGTTTCACATCGAATCTGAGCAGATCGTCAAGACATCAAACGGCGAAGCTGTTCCAGAGGACGAGCCGCTATTCCTGCTCCGGGCCCGCGATCGACTGGCGGCACCCCTGTTGCACGTCTATGGGCTGATGTCAATTAAGGACGGCTGCACGGCCTACCACATGGATTTGCTGAGAGTGCTTGTAGAAGAGTTTGAAGCATTCGTGCGGGAGCATCCCGAGCGGATGAAGCAGCCCGGCTCGACGATGGGCAAGTAGACAAGCAGCCGGCCGCGAGGTCGATTTTAATGTTGACTCCCAGGCAACATTCGTATAGTCTGGAATCGTTGCCTGGACCGAAACGTACAGGACAAAGAACAAGGAGGAAGACGTATGGCAGCAGTAAAACAGTCGGCCCTGGCCGGCTTGGGCCTGGACGATTACGTCCAGGGAGGTTTGATCGACGACGTGGACGTGGAGATCGTCTCGCTCCGCGCCGTCATGTACGACTACGGCGGGGATCTGACGGACAAGGTTCTGGCCGTCTGCGCGATGCTTAAGGAACTGAAGAGCGGCGAGATCTCCGACTGCCACTACAGCGCCGGCACGGGGTTTGTCCCGAGTGCGGACGGCACCGGGTTCGTGCCGGTCGAGGAGAGCGGGCGGACGGCGCTCACGCGGGGCACCAACTGGCACATCTTCCACAAGTCTCTCCATGAGAACGGAGGATTGCCGGCGAACAAACTCAGGGAGCCGGGTGGGCTGTCCCTGCTGGACGGCGCGGTCATCCACATCAAGCGGGTGCCCGAGCCGGAGCGCAGCGGACTGGGCGTCCGACCGACGAAGCGCGAGGGGCAGACCAGAACCATTCCCATCTGCTTCGGCCCGGCCCTGCGCTGGCCGTGGGAGGCTAAGTCCCCAACAACCGGAAAGAAGCCCGCGGCCGCGGTGGCAGGCAAACCCGCAACGGCAGCGGCCCCGGCGGCAGTTCCGGCCGGCGACACCGCCGAGTCGTTGGCTATCGACGGTCTGATGAAGGCTTTCGGCGACACCGATTCGATGGACGTGACGGCCTTGAAGACGGCCGTGTTCAGAGCGATCGGGCCGGGCGCGGACAAGACCCTGCGGGCGCAGGCTACCAAGCTCGTGGCCGATGCGGACTGGTTGTCGAGTCAGGGCTATCTGCTCGAAGGCCCGACGGTGGAGAAGATCCCGGTCTGACCCGGGGAGTGGGCAGATTAGATGGGGGCGGCGGAATCCAGACTCATGACCGATGGGGTATCGGTTCTGCCGCCTTATTTTCCGGAGGAGCAATTATGGTTGTGAAGAAACGAAAACAAAGTCCGCCGAAGCTTGAGCCGGACCCGCCGGGTTTCAGCAATGCCGTGGCCCACTGGCGGAACAAGTTCCTGGCCGAGCAGATGGTGAGACTCGACGCGGTGGAGGTGGCGAAACACGCTGAGGCCGAGGTCGAGCGGCTCGATGCCGAAACCCAGAGGCTTCAGGGCGAGCTTCAAATTGCGGAGCGGACAGCCGCGCATTATCGCCAGGAGAGTGTCACTCTGTCCGCCGCGTACATCTCAGTCTCCGAATCCATGAAACCGCTCCAGAAGTTGAATGACGACGTGACTGCCATCGCCCTCTTTCTGCGCTACAACTACGAGCAGGAGATCAAAGAGGGCCGTCACGCCAACCGCACACTATCGGATGTCGTCACGGGCTACCTGGCGCGGGAGCGGCAGTACTCACAGGGCGGATGGTTCAGGCGGCATCTGCTCGGGGGACCGGGGCGTAAGTCGTCTGAGGGAGCAAAGGCATGAAACCCAAGACTGAAGCAGCGCTGCTCGCGGATGCGGGCTTCTCCGAGCAGCGGGAACGCGCTCCATACCGTCTGATGAGCGCCAACTTCGGGCAGACGAAAGCCGGCAAAAGCCATTGGACGATCATAACCACGCCGGCGCCGGTCGCTGTTCTCAGCTTCGACACAGGCACGGCTGAGATTGTCGCCAAGGCGCGAGCCATGGGCCGGAGGGTTCTTCATCGGGAGATCCGCATTCCCAGACCACTAGCCAAGATGACGGCGACGGAACGGGCTGAGCAGTGCGCCGCCGGCTGGGACGAATGCCGCCGGGCCGTTGACGCCATCATAGCCGCAAAATTCGTGCGGACTTGGGTCGTGGACACCGAGACCGAGATGTGCGAACTCGGCAGACTCGCCCACTTCGGGAAGCTGTCCGGGGTCAAACCGCACCACTACGTTGAGATCAATTCCGAGCTACGTTCTCTCATCAAGGGCACCTACGACGAGCGCCCCGACCTGAATATCATTCTCGTCAGGAAGCTGAAGAAGGAGTACCGTGAGAGCAAGAAGACAGGCGAGGGAGTCTGGACGGGCGGCTACGAGCCGGGCGGCTTCGGCGACGTGCCCTATCTGGTGGACCTGAGTATCGAGCACTTCTTCGAGGACGGCGTGTTCGGAGTCCGCGTGCCGGAGGTCAAGGGCAATTGCGGTTGCCGGTTCGGCAGCCATATGATCGGGTTCGAGCTGCCGGGCGAGGCCGATCTGCCGTGCGATTTCCCGACCTTGGCGGTGGAGGCGGTGCCCGGGTCGAAGGAAGAGGACTGGAGGTAACGCTATGCCTGTCCCAATGGGGAAGAAACTCCCAAAATCAAAAACCAAGACCCATCTGTCCGCCGACGTGGGGAACATACGGATGAAGTGGAAGCTAGGTGCGTTGGCCGTCGAGGTCCACAACGGCCTAGCCTGGCGCGAGGTGTTCGGTGGTAGCGCGAGACTCCTGCTGGCGGCCATCTTCCGTTTGGGCAACGCCGTGGCCGAACTTGAGCGGCGTCTGGGCGGTCACGACTATATGCCCCCACTGCCGCCGGATGACGATTTCAGCCTTGATGAGTCTGCGCTCAAGTCGTTTGAGCGGCATGTCGCGGAAGCGCGGCAGGAGTCGGCCAGACGGAAGCCGGCGGCACGACGGATGTCGGCAAAGGCGCAGGCGGACGCGCGGAGGCGTTATGAGGAGCTGATGCCGTGAAACGCAAGCTGAAGGACATCGTGGCTGATCTCCGGATCTCCAGCATAACCTCGGACCAGTTGCTGATCCACCTGCCGAAGCAGTTCATAACGATCGGGGGGTCCGAGGGTCAGACCTATGTTCTCATCCCCGATGGTGGCCCCGATGCACGCCGACTCGCCGAGGTTATTGTGGATTCGCTCAGGTATCGGCTGCATCTTCCCGATCTTCCCGCTGTGGAGCTGAGGCCATGAAGACCGTGGAAGGCTTGACCTGCACCCTCACTACTTCGGCCGGCGTTTGCTCCATCTGCCATTCGTCGGTAGTCCCGCCCGCACTGACGCCCGCACTGCTGCTCGTCGGCGGATTCAAGATTGCGACGCTCCCCGCCGTCTGCCTGCATTCGGTTCGTGGGAACCGGACTGAGGATCAATATGGTGTCGTGACGGACAGCCCGACGACGTACTGTGCGGCCTGCTGCCCGGTCCACAACCCGCGGCCCATTCCACCGCCGGCCGCGGGTGGCTCCGAGGCCCGTGTGTGATCCTGCTGGACCCCCGGGAGGGTTCTGTGGACTTGTTCGCCCATCTGGAAGCATTAGGCCTCAGCGTCAAGCTCCAGACCCTGGAGTCTGCCGACGTAGCCTTCACGGGCAACGGTCCCCAAGGCGAAGGTTGCGCCTGGATCGGAGTCGAGCGTAAGCGGGTCCGCGACATGCTTGGCTCAATCCGTTCGGGTAGATTTAGTGGGCATCAGCTTCCCAATCTGGTTCACCAGTACGACTTCCCCTTTCTGCTGATTGAGGGCAGTTGGCGTCCTTCGGAGGATGATGAGGGACTACTGGAGGAGGGCTGGCCTTCCCGCCCTGTGGTCATCGGCAAATCCCGGTTTCTCTACCGCGAGTTCAGCCGCTTCCAATTCACGATCCAGGTGGCAGCCCAGGTTCCCGTACTGAGGTCAAGCAGCCGCCACGAGACCGCGCATCTGATCCGCGACCTTTGGGTTTGGTTCAATCAGAAGAGCTGGTCGGAGCACCGAGCGCATATGGCGTTCAATCTGACCAGCGACATAGGCCACATCGAGAAGCCCGGCTTAGTCCGTCGGGTGGCGAAGGAGCTGCCGGGCATAGGCTGGGAGAAGAGCCATTTGGTCGAGGACGAATTTGGCACGGTGCTTGAAATGGCTCAGTCCTGGGTCGCAGACGATGAACGGCGCTGGGCCTCAATACACGGGGAGCTGAAGCCGGACGGTCGCAGGCGACCGGGAATCGGCAAGGTGATTGCCAAGCGGGTGATGGCGGCCGTGCGCGGAGAGTTGAAGGAGGAGTTGTAACATGGATCTGATGATTCTTGGGTTCGAGCTATTTGTGATCGGGGGCTTCGCGCTTGTCGTCTACCGGCTTGAGCGAATCATCGAGGAGTTGCGTAAGATGAACGCCCTCCTTGGCTCGACGCACCTTATCTCTACTGGGATGAAATCAAGTCTACGATCCGCAGGTTGATGGGCGGGCCGCCGCCGGATGCGGAGGAGCACGGCCTGTAAACGATTTATGGGGAGGAAACGACCATGAAAACTTTAGCGTTTCGACTCACGATTTTGGCGCTGCTCACCACTCTGGCGACGGCGCAAACCATAGGGCCGACGGCACTCAACCCAGACCAAATGCGCGTACCCAAGCGTCTCGTTGCTGGTGTCGTCGTCGTCCTGAGCTCCGGCGCCTTCGTCGTGGCCGACATCAAAGACAACCTCATGCTTGTCCAGGTCAGTGGCCGTTGGGAGCTCCGAGCGCTGGCACAGAGTTGCACCCTATCGGCCCGCGATTTATTCATCTGTGCGGCCGGTGCCGCCTGTGGGCCGGTGTTTGCTGCCACCAAGGCCGTAGCGACGTGCAACGGCGCAAGCGACTTTGAAGTGCTCCGCAATGGCATGGTGGTAGAGCGGGATCTGGACTACACCGCCGAGATCGTGGCGGGGCGAGTCAGTGTGACATTCAAAGTGCCGTTGGCGATCAGCGGGGACGAACGCATCCTGTTGAAGTACCAAGCGCCATCACCAGGCTAGACGCCTGGCAGCACGGGAGGAAGGCCTACCATGTTGGCTGAGAACTGCCATGTCGCTGGCGAAAACTGTGACGGGGCAACCAGGTGTATCTGCTTCGCCTGTGGTCTGCTGGCTTGCCGAGGGTGTAGCCGGATACAGACTTGGTATCCATGTTGGCTGAGAACTGCCATGTCGCGGTGGCGGCGTCGTAGAATCTGCGACAATTGCCGCGAGGAGAAGGAACGAGACGACAAACGGAGGGGCGACCATGGACCCACTGCTCTCGGACGGTGAGGAATCTGGGGTGCCTGGGCTACCCGCCTGGCTCGCCGATCATCCTTACCTTGTAATGTCGGACAAGGGCTTCGAGGCTCGGTTCTCACATCTGGTCTCTGCGGCCCGTACCGCCGCATTCAGAGCCGTCTGGCATGACGACGGATCAGTCCGGCGGATGTCGCTGGCTTATTGGGTGGAGACCGAGGGCTCGGGCGTAGTTTGCGGTCCGGCGGAGTGCCATCTGATCGCCAGCGGGTTTGCGCCTTCGGAGGCCAGATTCGCCGATAAGCCGCGAGAGACTCGCCCTGGTGATGAGGGAGGCCACGCCCGATGACCAGACCCGTGGTCGTCAACCTCCGGCGCCAGGAGTACGACGTTTACATCGGTCGCGGGTCGAAGTGGGGCAATCCCTTCTCCCATCTCCCAAGGTCCGAGGCTCCCTGGAAGGCCAGCGACCGGCCGGACGCCATTCGCCGGTACGCGGATTGGATACCCACTCAACCCAATCTCATGGCCGCGCTGTCAGAGTTGGCAGGCAAGCGGTTGGGCTGCTACTGCGCCCCGCTGCCCTGTCACGGAGATGTGCTGGCGGGCTTGGTGGCAGCGCTAGAGTAGCCGGTCAAAGCGAAAGGAGTTTAGCTCATGCGACTTTCTATGTTTATGGCGGGTTGGTCGCCGGGTCCGCCGCCGCATTTCCAGGGTTCGACCTACATCCTGCGCGAAGAATCACCCAAAACCGCGATCGAGAGCCGTCTTCGTGACTGGGGCCTCAAGGCGTTATACCGGCACTCAACTGAGGACACCGAAATTGCGCTCTGTGCTATGGCGATGGACTGCGGGGTTTCGGACCAGCCGACCTACCTGCTAATTGTAACCGCGTGCGGCGATGGCTGACCCCTGCCAGTTCTGCCCTCATCGCACCCGTCCTGTGATGGGCCAAGGCCCACGGCCCGCCCGGGTCATGTTTGTAGGCGAGGGGCCCGGTCGCCAGGAGCACGCGAAAGGCATACCGTTTTGTGGGGAGTCGGGATGGGAGCTCGACCGCACGTATCTCCCACTGGCCGATCTCCAACGGCCAGAAATCTTCGTCACCAACGTCTTCCGTTGTTACCGGGGCGGCGACAACCCTACACTGGATCAGGCCATGGCCTGCTCCCGGCGCCACATGCTGAGGGAGATCCGGGAGGCGAGGCCGGAGGTAATCGTGACGCTTGGGGCGGTGGCCTCGCACACGCTATATCCCGGCTGCGATCTGATGCTGGAGCACGGTCTCCTCCGCCCCGACGCCCAGCTCAATCCTGATCTGGGAGACTGGCGCGGGCTGCATGTGGCGACCTACCACCCGGCCGCGGGGATCAGGGACAGCCGCTGGATGATCGAGATTGCCGAAGCCTTCAGGCGGCTAAAGGCGGTCCTCGACGGCAGCCATCAGCTTCTTGCGGACGGCTACCCCAAGCCAAACTACCGGGAACTGATGGAGCGCGACGATGTGTGGTGGGAACTGGAATACTGCGCTGAACCCACGGATGAGATCGCCGTGGACACAGAGGTCGAAAGCCTGGAGGGGATGGAGTCCTTCTGCCTCTCCTTTTCACTGCTGCCCGGCACCGGCTATGTGATCTCAGCCCAGAGGCCGGATCTATTGGTGGAGTTCGCCGACTTCCTCGGACGGCGGTTGGTGATCCTGCACAACGCCTTGTTTGATCTCCCAGTGCTGGCCGCAATGGGCGTGGTGATCCCTGAAGGCCGTTTCGTCGATACGATGGCAATGGCTTTTCACCAAGGGACGCCGCCCTGGGGCCAGGGTCTAAAGACTCTGGCCTACCGCCTCTGCGGGATGAAGATGCAGGACTTTGAGGAAGTGGTCCGGCCGGGATCACTTGCGGCGCTACGGTCCTACTTCTCCACCTGCTGGCCGACGGCACTGTCTGGCGTGGGGCCTTCGACTCAGCGCAAAGTCTCCCGCCTGCTCAGTGATCTGGAGACGGGGAAGGCCGAAGACCCTTGGAAGAGGATTCGGGACTGGCCGGAGGACCAAAGACGAGAGGTTGAGCGCGCAGCGGGAGGCCCAATCCCGTTTCCGTCCATCGTCCACGTTGCGCATGAAGACGCCGTGCAGTACTCGGCGCGCGACGCCGACGCTACGCTGCGCATCTACCACGCGCTCCGCCGGCAGGCTGGTGCGCGCCTAAAAAGGCTGAATTGGGCCTCACGCGCGCCGTCGGAGGCCCAAGAGTGATGTCGCGCGCCCATTGCGCACTTCCAAAACCCCATTGCGCAGTTCTGACCGTAGTTTCGCGCATCTTTACGCAATCTGCCGAAATATTTAGCGCGCTAAATGTCATGTGCCAGTTGGCGGAGGGTTGAAGGGGGTCCCATGCACACTGGGGGTCGAAATCGTTCGCAAAACGCTGTTCACTGTCACCCTGTCACAGCACTCCTACTTTTTTTTAGTAGGATACGTGGTACAGTGTATTAAGGGGGGTGTGGGGGGGAAATTGGAGCCAGAGCG